TTGTGTATCGCCTCCAATAGTAACCAAAGCATTGTCCTGATTTAAATACTTATAAGACGCCAGCATCATTCCAATATGAAACTTCGTACAATTTACATAGAAGGTAAGAACAAGATCACCTTTAAGCAGATTGTAATTTTGCAACTTGTTAGCCACCACAGTGTTCGTTAAATAAGAGTCCCAGGGATTGAAAGTTATACTAAAGGGTGCACCTACTGCCCATGCATCAGAACGAATCCTTATAGATCGTTCCAAAAACTGAGCAATAGAAGCAGCTGAAGCATCTCCTTCAACCCCTTCTCCCATATAAGGAGTGAGCATAGCGGACTTTACCATCGTCTCTTTAGGATGAACAAAAGTGTTAACTGCGTTTGCTTGTTCTGCCTGTGCCACAACGTCATTGTGGTCTTCTTCTCCAGTATTTTTGTTATTTTTGTTGTTTTTCGTAGTCAAATCCATGGCACTACTAACATTGTCAGACCTATTACGTATCTCTGCAAGGTTCATTTTAGCAGAGGGGGTTCTAGCGTTATCCCCATCGCCCACTAGATTGCTAGTGGTCAGATCCTCAGAAACTGTCTGAGTAACAGGATGACTGATCTGCTGGAGGTTATTAGGAACCGTAGAGCGCCCTAACTCCCCCTGAAACGAGTCAGTTGTGAATGCACTATCAAACCAGTGTATCCACTCATCATATGAAAACCCGCACCGTGGATGTAATAAGGTTTTAATCTCATCTTCATCAGAAATGACCCTCAATAACTTACTCTTAAAATCATCAAACTCTGCTTTCCCATGTAATGTTATTTCTTGCAGGGCAGATAAAACTGTTTGAGCTATTTGTTCTTCTTCTGAGATATTCCCTTTAGGTAGATACATACATAAACTCTTAAAAATACTAGATTTTGCCAGCGGCCCTCTATATTTCCCGTCAAGAAACACAAATTTCCGTTTTAGAAAATCAGCTTCAATAATATTTATAAAAGGTACAGAAACAGCCTCTTTATCTGCCATTGTATAAGGAATATCTATGCGAGCCAGTTCACGTTGCAAAACACTATGATTAAACGTAGACTCAGCACAACCAAAAATATTGTCATCTCCTAGGGTCATAAGGTGCACTCTTTCGCGAAAACGGGATAAATCATGACCGGATGTGTAGTAAGCATATCTAACATACAAGCTATTCACAATAGAATTAATAATGACAGTTAGTGGATGTCCTGACGAATTTCCACCAAAAAACTGAAACACATCACCATTCATGTTGACGATAGGATAAGCTAAATCGTTCATAATACCTCTTCTGATACGTACGTTTGACTCATCATCATCTTGATTAATGATAGTGTTCAAAATTTCAAAAGCAGCCATAATAAATGGAGCAGGCATATTTTTATCAAAAGCAGCATAATCCCCAGCTACAATTCTGTCTTCACCAAACTTTGTTAAATAATAATATAAATCTTGCCAGATATCAGCATAACAATTCATGCCTACTGCACACTCGGTTAAGAAATTGTTTTCACTAAAAAATTTACACAACTTAATATACTGCTGCCTAACAACAATTGAAAAACCAACATCACATGCTGTAAATACTCGAGTCTTTCCTTGTTTGACTTTCTTCATTTTTAAAGGTTCATCTTTTAGGGTGCCTTGAAAGACCACACAAGCTCTCTCACCTTTCTCGTAGCTGCCTTTAATCTGATCAATTCGTTCTTGAAGCTCTATTGAAGGATAATATACACCCTCAAACGAGCCGAAATAACTACGTTTAGGACCTGGAAACAGAAAACCACCAGAAGTGGACATAGGCAAGGAATCTATATAATCCACACCAGCTAAACCATTAATGGCAATTTCCAAGGATACAGGAGTAAAATCAAGATCTTTAGACACTACGAGTATATCTTTCAAGTAAGCACTTTTACACATATCAATAATAGATGTTAACATATTCACAGGAAAAGACGATTGTTGTCCTACGGCTATTGTAAAAGGATTTAACCATTCACCATCCACACACAAGGGTTTCATCACAGGAGCTGCAAAGTCATTTACTATTCCAAAATGCTGACACACACGATTCGATATGCGCGTTTCACGAACTTTCGATGTAGGAGAAATTCGCCCTGGATAAGAACCAAGTATAATACATCTACTTCCTGATGGAATCCAATGATGTGGACCCTTATGTGATGGCTGCTGCAAGGGTCCAGAAGACTTAGACC